ATCCTTTACAATGTCGGAATGAGGCGAGCTATTGACACATTTTGCTTCCCCTAATAGGCTGATTAATAATATGGATAATCTCTCTTTTTTCATACTTCTGTCCCGATTACGTCCCAGTATTTAGGCGTAAAAAGGTCTAGCCTTTAATTCTATCATAACTACAATATTATTTATTCATTAATACTTGAATTAGCCTCTCTTTTTCTTTGAGTAACTGTTTCAGATGCTCTATTTCTTTATCTTTGTCTGCTATAACTCCAGCGGTAGCATTACCATATATAGAGGCTGCACTCCCATCGCCAACGACTGATTGGTTGAGCTGACAATTTTCATCATCAAACCAATATGAAATGGGTATATTTAATATTTTAGATATTGCCTCCAATTTAGCGGCATCAATACTTTCTTGGGATTTCCATTTAGTTATAGTAACCGCAGTTACCCCCATTCTATCAGCAAAATCCTTTTGAATAATTCTTTTTTTTCTAAATAATTCATCTAATTGATTTCCAAAGTGTTTCATATTTATAATTAAAATGATAGGAAATTAATTATTAAAGCGTTTGGAAATTAATTTCCTTAAATTTATATTTGCATTATAAATCTACAAAACAATATTCAATATTTAATTAAATATGGAAGAAAAAAAGAAGAAAAAAACAATTGATGGCATGGCATTACGAACCTATTTGCGCAGTTTACCAGTATGTGAATCATCTGAGATGGCTAAAAGGCTCGCTGATGAATGCAAGGTGCCGATTTATACGTTTAATAATTGGCGGAGTGGTTGGGTACGAATACCTGAACTAGCGAAGGATAAGATAGAAGAAGTGGCTGGAGTGAAAATATTTGAGCGTGAATAACTTGTAGTAGAAATTAATAAATGTGATAAACTTAAATTGTGAATGATATGAAAGTAATACTATTAGTAGGAGCTCCTCGGTGTGGAAAAACTCAGTTGGCACTTCAAATGTGCGAAAACAAGCGTAGTGTTTTTTATGATGTCAGATCATCAAGTCTTAAAAGTTTCTTGGAACATATTGATACAAATGTTGATGTAATGGTGTTTGATGACATCCCGGAATGGCAGTTACAGTATTACGAGGCGTTGGTCAGAGGGGATTATTTTCAAGGTGATTTTACTGTTGTTCTGACAACAAATTATTTTCCGGAATGGGTGACAAAATATCCTGATGTATTGGTGTTGGACGAGATTGGTATAAAGAAGAATGGATCGTCTGTTATTGCTAAAGTAAGAAATTATGAAAAGTGCTAAAATAGAAATGAATAAAGGATTGCTTGAGGCATGGCTTGAAGCAGTCCACGAGAACGGTCTTCCTGTCAATATTCAAACAGGAAGGGAATACAATGATTGTAATGGTGACCGGACAGTGGAGGTGCTTATGGAGTATGACGAAAGTGACAAGATGCTTGTTATGGGGGCTTTGAATGCTACGATTAATGAGTGGGCTGGTCTAGTTTGATTCGAAACGGAACAGATATGAAACAGACAACCACGTCCGAATTTAAATATTGGCTCCGGATACATGGCATCCAATTAAAATGGTTGGGTACTGGTACCAAAAACAATCCAATCAAGATTAAATCAAAAAAAAGAAATAAATAACCATGAATAGTGACAGACAGAAGATATTAACTGATTATATTTCTTACATATACACGACAGGAAGGACTTATGATACTATCGGGAAATATATCAAGCATGTCACGGATTTTTTAGAGATGGCCAAAGAAGTGAACCGCCGTGGTTATTTGAATTACAAACGTGAAAATGCTGATGTCATGGTGCGTCATTCATTAATGTGTTCAGCTATATGCGATCTATTATCCTTTCTCAACATCGGATATGGAAAAAGGGAAAAGACGGTGAAACCTTTGGAAAAGCTTGACGTCATTTCAGAGAAAAATAAGAAACTACTCCATGATTTCATAATATGGTTGACTGATAACAATGATTATTCGCCACATACAGTGGATATTTATTATACATCCTTGAAGCAATACTTTGAATATGTGAATGAGATCAATATGGAAAACTGCAAGCGGTTTATACGGACTTTAGAAGAAAAATCATTATCCCCACAGACTATCCGTCTACGTATCACCGCTTTGGAAAAATTTTCTAAATGGCTTAAAAAACCGATAGAGCTTAAGCGACCTAAGACGAAGCGCAAGCTCGATGTAAACAATGTCCCGACAGAAGAGGAGTACAACCGCCTACTGGATTTTCTGAAAACGAAATCCAACAAGGATTACTACTTTTTTATCAAAGTATTGGGTACAACGGGTGCCCGTCTGTCAGAATTCCAGCAGTTCACGTGGGAAGACATTATATCCGGGGAGGTAACACTAAGAGGGAAGGGTAACAAGTACCGTCGATTTTTCTTTCAAAAACAGCTACAGCAAGAAGCGAAGGCTTATGCTAAGGAACATGGTAAAACCGGGATTTTTGCGGTAGGGAGATTCGGTCCGATCACACAGCGGGGCTTTTCCCAGCACTTGAAAGCATGGGGAAAACATTGCGGTATTGATTCAAGGAAGATGCACGCACACGCCTTTCGTCATTTTTTCGCTAAAATGTTCCTGAAAAAAAACAAAGATGTTATTCAACTGGCTGACCTTTTAGGTCATGGGAGTGTAGACACAACAAGAATTTATTTACAAAAGAGTTATGACGAGCAAAAAAGAGATTTTAATCGAAACGTTACATGGTAGCCTTGAACCATTTAAGCAGCTTCCGACCCTGATTGACAAGGAAACCATTTATGACGAGACTGGACATGTAGACACCGAGTTTCTGACAGCCATACTGGAGTGGATGTCAGTCAATGCCTCCATTGCTATCGGTGTACAAAAATCATTGCACAGGCTGTTAGGCATTGAGGAGAATAAAGAAAGCAAGAAAGGTACAGCTGACAGTGGGAAGAACTGGAGCGTTGAAGAGATACTGCGGCATTGTACCTTGGAGAACGGTTTGTTGAAACTTCCCAATGTGCAGTTTTGTAAGAAATCGTATGCCGAGGCTAAGAAATGGATTGAAGAAGCCGGCGGATCTTGGCAGGGTGGAAAGGCTCAAGGGTTTACATTCCCGTTCAATCCGGAGAGGGTGTTCTCAATTCTTAAAGAAGGGAAGCGCTGTAATCTTCAGCAGGAATACCAGTTTTTTGAAACGCCGGCTGAGGTGGCGGACTGGCTGGTTATGCTTGCCGGCGGAATACATGAAAATGATACGGTACTGGAACCGAGTGCCGGCCGCGGTGCTCTCATTAAAGCCATTCATCGAGCTTGTCCTTCTGTAACAGTGGAATGCTATGAACTGATGCCGGAAAACAGAGAGTTTTTGCATTCGTTGGAAAATGTGATACTGCTTGATGAAGATTTTACGAAAGACAGTGTAGGGCATTACACTAAGATTATTGCCAATCCTCCATTTTCCGGTAATCAGGATATAGCTCATGTAAAGCTTATGTATGAACGTTTGGAGCAAGGTGGAACCCTTGCGGCAATAACTAGCCAACACTGGAAATTCGCTTCGGAAAAGAAATGTATTGATTTCCGCAACTGGCTGAAAGAAGTACATGGAGAAGTTTTTGAAATTGGAGCTGGCGAGTTTAAAGAGAGTGGAACTACTGTTAGCACTATGGCGGTTGTAATAAAGAAATAATTCAAAAAAAAATTAGTATGTTGACAATAGAAATACCAAAATCAAATAGAAGAAAATCCGAGGAAGACGAACTTGCATCTTTCATCCTCTCGGAAATCAAAAAGAAAGGCGAATGTGTTTACTTTCATTATGGCGTAGGATGGGGAAATAACTGGCCTCATTGTTGGGCAAAAAATACTGGAAGTGACGCTAAAGACAGACACCAAATTTCGGAGTTGGCGCACGATAATGTCATAAGAGCATTTATAGACAAGGGCTATTCTGTCGAGTATAGAAGTGAAATAGCCGCCGGAAGATATGTGATTATCAGAGGATAGCTACAATGGAAATGAAAACGAAAACAAGTAAAGTCACGTTTCTACTCCGTTCCAAAAATCTGCAAAAAGCATTATCTATCTTTCCCACTTTTCATATTAACGTTCATCAAAGAAGAATGCAAGACTTTACAAGTTACCAGTGAAATACTTTCCTGTAATTCTTTATCTTACCAGCAATTCGGCATTGATATCAACAAAGGAATTATAACACACATAACAAAGTATTGACAAGCCGTGTCAGTACTTTGTTTTCCTCATTTTTCCCCTTAGCTCCCTTATTAAGTACCTTCGTTTCTGTAACGCAAAAAAAGCAATTATGGAAATTATTTACAGAAAACTAGAGGAACTGAAGAAACTGGAAAACAATCCAAGAACTATTTCGGATGAACAGCTAGACAAACTTAAAGAGTCAATCCGAAACAATCCGGATTATTTCGAAGCCCGACCGATCATCCTGTCAGACCGTACTGGCGAATTGATCATTATAGCCGGAAACCAAAGGTATGATGCCTGTATATCGCTAGGTATGCAACAAGTACCGACCGTTCTTATTCCCAACCTGACCGAGGAAAGGGAACGTGAGCTAATCATACGTGATAACGTTAACAACGGACAATGGGACATAACCAAGTTGTTTGACTGGGATTGTAACGAGTTGCTTAATTGGGGTATGGAAGGCATCAGCTTTCCTGATCCGACAGATTTTTCAGAAGATATAGAAGACAGTCATAATGTACTCAAGAACGCAAACTATGAAGCCGGAGCTCATATCAAATATTTAGTATTTGAGGGGTATAAGATTCCAGTCAGTGAAAGCGAACTGGAAGCACTGAAAGCACGGGCTTCTGAATATTTGGATGAGAACGGTGTAATGGTTGGTTTTGTTAATAATCTACTTGGCTTATGATGGAATACATAGACATATCAATATTGAACCCGGCAGAATATAACCCACGCCTGCTCACTAATGAAGCACAAGAAGATTTAAAAAAATCCATCAAGGAATTAGGCATTATCAAACCGATCATCATACGTCAATCGGATAAACGTATCATGGCAGGACACCAACGTACAAAGACAATGAAGCTGCTTGGGTATACCCATGTTCCAGCCTTTATTCTTGACGGTGTAAACTCCACCGATGAAGTAAGGTTCAACCAACTTCACAACTATGCGGAATGTGAGTTGTCGGAAATCCAACCAGAAATCAATGTAAGTCTTCCTAAAGGAACAGAAGGATTTTATACTGTATCCAACAAAGATATCTCCATTCTTTCCAAAGGAGGAAACAACTCACGTGTTGTTGACCTTACGAAAATGATTCTCCGTTACGGCCAGTTTGCAAATGCCGTATGTGACCATACCGGGAAAGTGATCATCTCAACAGTATATGCCAAAACGGTAAAACTATTAGGTATGGACCTACTTGTATATGTCCTTCCAGAAGGGAAAGAAGAAATCGCGCTCAAATACTTCTCTAAGGAATATGGAGTGTTCGAGTATTCCCATCTGGAACGAAAGACCTATATACAGTCTTTTGCCCAAAAGGCACGGCTACGGCAAAAGAACGGGGTTCCAAGCAAGCGTAGCCATTCAACGTTGTATGAAACGCAGGTTATACCATACATCACCAAGGATATGCGCATACTCGATTTCGGTGCCGGACAAAAGGATTACGCAACCATACTGAAGAAAAAAGGCTATCTCATTGACGCCATTGAATTCTTCCACCGCAAAGATGGAGCGGACATCATTGATGAAAAGGAAATCAGGCAAGACTGTGCTTCCATATGCAAGACCTTGTCGGACTACGGGCTGTACGATGTGGTTGTGTGCGATAGCGTGTTGAACTCTGTGAACTCAGAAGAGGATGAAAAGAATGTCTTACTTTCGTTATCAGCATTATGCAAGCCCGGAGGAATGATATTCTGGTCTGGCATTCCGCTGCTGTTCGCCCAGAAATCATCTGAACGCAAGGAAACACACGACCATCGTTCTAAAGCCGTATTTCTTGACGCAAAGAACTTCACAGCCAACTTCCGTTTTGGTGAATGGTACTTCCAGCATTATCATTCCACAGCTGACATCGTCAGATTAAACACAGCTTACATCGGAAAGGATTTTAACATATTCGATAAAGGAATGAAGATAAGCCCAGAAAAAGAGTTAAGAGGTTCGTCATTTCAAGTAGCATCAACCAACGGAAGGAGCGCAAGTAAGAGTGATTATCTGAAAGCGTTGCAATATGAATTCACACTTCCTCTTCCCAATAATCGCAAATGGGATTTGGACAAAGAAATTATACCAATCTTTAAAACACTATAAACAATGGCAGCACCTAAAGGAAATCAGTTTTGGATGTTACGCAGCAAGCATGGCAGGGATAAACTCTTCGCCACGCCTGAAGCGTTATGGGAGGCGGCGTGCGAATATTTCCAATGGTGTGATGAAAACCCATGGACAACAAGAAAGGCTATACAACGTACCATGCCTGTTAGACGCAAAAAAGGTAAAAGAACAGAAACTGTTAATGAACAGCAAACACAACAAGAAGTTTCACCTACACAGCGCCCCTACTCTCTCACCGGATTATGTATCTATCTAGGTACTTCATCACGTTGGTGGAGTAGCTTCAGAAGTGAATGCATGAAAAAAAATGATGAAGATTTTTTGCACGTCATCGCGCGGGTGGAAGAAACCATCGAGACTCAACAATTTGAAGGAGCCTGTGTTGGCGCTTTCAATGCAAACATTATAGCCCGAAAGCTAGGGTTGTCCGACAAACAGGAAGTGGATCATACAACACAAGGCAAACCCTTCAACGGATTTGACTTTCTTCCCTATACTCCCGAAGCTGACAAATTGAAGTGATATGGAGCAAAAGGTTAACTTAAAACAGCGATTGGCATACAATTTTCTTCGTGACAGCAAAACGAAATTTTTATTGTATGGTGGTGCCGGAGGTGGTGGTAAATCATGGCTAGGCTGTGAATGGCTGATGCAATGTGCCTACTATCTTCCCGGTACTCGCTGGTTTGTTGGCCGAAATAATTTGAAGGATAGCCGTGAGTCCGTTACCGTGACCTTCAATAAGGTAGCATCTTCTCACAGCTTCACGGCATACAAGACAACAAATGAAGGGATAGCCTTCGACAACGGAAGTGAAATCGTTTATATTGACTTGACGTATTATCCGGTGAAAGATCCGATGTATGAACGATTGGGGTCTAAGGAATATACAGGAGGATGGATAGAGGAAGCTGGTGAAGTGCACTACCTTGCCTTCGAAGTCTTGAAAACCCGTATCGGCCGCCACATGAACGATGTATATCATGTACCCGGAAAGATACTTATCACCTGCAACCCGAAGAAAAACTGGCTATACCGTGAATTCTACAAGCCCTGGAAAGAAGACAAATTACAAGCTCCTTATGCATTTATCCAAGCTTTGGTGCAGGATAATCCTTGGGCAACAGAAGACTACATCGAAAGTCTTCGAAACACAAAAGACCGGGTAACAAAGGAACGCCTATATTTCGGCAATTGGGAGTATGATAATGACCCGACTGCCCTGTGTAACTACGACGCTATCTGTGACTTATTCACGAATGAGTTCATTGCTCCTGCAGGTGAATCTACCGGTTCTGCAGACCTTGCAATGAAGGGACGAGACAGATTTATCGCCGGTCATTGGAAAGGGAATGTGTGTTTTATCAAACTGGATCAGGAATACAGTACTGGAAAATCCATTGAAACAGACCTGAAGCGGATGATGATAGAATGCTCTATTCCTCGTAGTAAGATGATTGCGGACTCCGACGGATTGGGGAACTATCTTGAAAGCTATCTGAACGGTATCAAGGAGTTTCATGGAGGAGCACGACCTATTAATCCTGAATTTGACAATTTGAAATCAGAGTGTGCCTTCAAACTGGCTGAGATGATTAACAATCGATTGCTTCGTATCGTATGCACGGAAGCACAGCGAGAACGGATCATTGAAGAATTGTCAGTTCTCAAACAAGCACATATTGATGCAGACACACGGAAGAAAGGAATAATCAGCAAAGAAAAAATGAAAGAAATATTAGGTCATTCCACAGATTACCTTGATATGCTGATAATGGCAATGATATTCCGCATCAAACCAACACCCAAACGACCAAAAGCAAAAATAGGAAAGATATGACAGTAAAAGAATTTTTGACAATAAGCAGCATTGCCACCGAACCCGAGGTCATTAGAACCAAGTTGGATGAACTGAAAAAACCTTATCAACTAGGGCAGTATAAGACACCAGATACCCTAAACGACATAAATATGGGAGAACTGATGCAACTGCAATCCATCGCAACAGAACACGATATCTTGTTCGTTCCCTGTACTGTACTGATGGGGCTGAGTAAACGTTATATATCCCAACTTCCAGCTACCGATGTACTGGGATTCGTACAATGGGTGGCCAAAGAAGTTGAACGAATAAATAAACTATTCGCGTCGACTAATGTACCACCCACACCCGAAGAGAAGCAAGCAGGATCCGAATTGCTAAATTTTGGACCTTTCGGCATGATTGATTACTATGCGCAGCGCATGGGTATCACTGATCATGCAGAAGTAGACAGCGTGCCATGGGTCAGAGTATATAAATGTCTTGACATGGACGCCAAAAGAGTAAGATTCGAACGTAGATTAAGAAACATATTAAGTAAGAAGAAATGACGGTAGAGCAAAAAATTAAAAAGATAGTAGACTCCATGGAGGGTGTAAGTTACCTTTTTGACAACTGGCAAACAGCCAATATAAGACTGGACAAGATTAAATTGCCGGCAGTGCTTAATCTCCTTCCTGTAAGCGGAACTTTTAATCTAGGCAGACAGCAGTTAAGAGACTGCCCCAACTGTATGATGGCATTCATGGATAAAACCAAGTTCGATTTTGATGGCACAGAAAATGATGCAGTGATAGAAGGATGCAAGAATAAAGCCAAGGAATTCATATTGCTATTGAACAGGAGTGGGATGTTCAAAGAAATATCAGGAGATATCCCTTATTCTGTTTTCTATGACAAGCTGGATGTTAATGTAACCGGAATAGTTATCCAACTTAAGTTAGAAGAGATAATGGGTACTGTTATTTGCAACAAGAGCGTAAAAGAGATTGTATATGGCAGCAGAAACTAAAGCCGGAACCCTAAGGATAATAGGTGAAGAGCTGGAAGCGTTACGCAAGCGAATTATAGCCAACCATGAAGCAGCCGGACAAGTAGCCAGTGGAAGGACAAAGGGCAGTCTGAAAGTAGAAATGTCGGAGGACGGAGGCGTTTTGTGGGGCAGGCAGGCATTCGCTGTACTAGAAACCGGACGTGGACTAGGGAACGTTCCGAAAGGATTTTACAAGATTATCCGCCAATGGGTGGAAGATAAGGGTATACAAGTAAAGAAGCCCGATTCCTTCGCCTACCTTGTCGCTAGAAAGATAGCCAAGGAAGGAACGGAACTATACCGAAACAGAAAACATGAGGAAATCTATTCCCGTGATCTAGAAAATACCGTGGACAATATAGCTAGCAGGGTATCGGCTATATATGAAACAGAAGTTGAACATATAAATCTGAATTTCGACAATGAGAACACATACGATAGATAATACAACAATTGAATATCCTGACCAAATAGGATTCTGCTTTAATCCTGTGATAATAAATATCCTTGGCGGAAACTATCAATCTGTTACTGCAACGGTAACGGACACCACCACAGCCACATCAGACAGAGAGAACAGAGCGACGTTCGGTGGTTCCTGCTTCTTTGACCTATCATTCTATACGCAGAGCTATTTTGACGAATACAGAGAAGTCGATTACAAGTCAACTCACGCCGAAGATAGTAAGTTAGGACGTCTGTTTAGCATAGAGCTTGATATGTATAACGAATCAGGAACACTTGAAAACAGCTTCCAGTTCAACGTATTCATATTGTGGGGAGCCAGTAAGGTTGGAGAGCAGTATAATGGAAGCCGAGTGCTGACATGGTTCAAAAACTACCCATTCTCTGTAGGCTTATACTCTGCAACATCAGGGAATGTAAAAGTAACTATAGATGGTTCCGAAAGCTCCCCTATCGCATTATCAGGACAAAATGCATGGAATATCATTCTTGCTGGAATAGATGCTTCAGACAGGGTGGAATTTTATCTACCTGGAAGTAATACGGCAGCATCTGTTTTTGACCACACCTTTGATTTCACCTTCCGAGGGCTGCTCAATATGGCCACAAAGATCACTTGTAAGGTTGACAATTCAGACTGTGGAATATACTTGAGATGGATCAACCGCCATGGAATGTGGTGTTACTGGCTATTCATGCAAGGAGACGAGACTTCGCAGGTATCCAATGACGGAGAGTTCATCAGAAACAATATGCAGGATTACAGTTACAAGAACGGATACCATGGAGGTAGCGGACGAAAGCAAAGGAAAATGGAAGAAACGACACTTCCCGTATGCGCTCCATTAATAGACAGCATAACTTATGACTTCCTTTACCAAATGGCCACATCTCCTGTTGTTGATATGTTCATGGGCTATGATGATAACGGTAACGCCAGATGGATGGCCGTAAATGTGTCTGTGGGAAATTTCGTCAAACAGCGGGTATCACTGCAAGACTTTGAAGCGAACATTATATTACCTGAAACTAACGTGCAGAGCTTATGAGAAATGAATTATTATATGTCGGTGCCAACAACAAATTAGTAGATATGGACGACAGCACCAATATCACATTAAAATACAAGAATAATATATTCACCGATATAGGCAAAATTGTAAGTAACACAAGCTACACTATTAAACTTCCAAACACAGTGAGGAATCAGTCTGCATTTCTTCACGCAGACCTGCCATCCTGCCAATATTCCGTTGCTTCATTTTACCTTGACGCTAGATACATAAGAAACGGAGTAGAAATTATCAAAGGGGCAAAAATATACTTGATAGGCACGTCTGATGTGTTTGAAACCGCATTAATATGGGGAAACGCAACACAATTTTCAAGTATTGCCAATGAAGAAAAAAAACTGCAAGATTTAAAAGAACGTTGGCATTATGAAAGCCAAGGGAATGATCCATTTCCTGATTATTACATCGAATGGAATAGCGGAAAGAACGTAAGCCAATATGATAGTCATGGAGATTTCTTTTTCCCAAAAGTAAATTACAATATACGTTCAGCCGATAAAGACTTACCCTATCATCCGGCAGTTAAAGCAACATGGATTTTAGAACATATATCACTTGATAATGATGTGATATTCATTTTTCCAAGTGAACAGCAAGCAGTCTTGAACAAGCTGTTTATCCCATTGCTGACAAGAAATGACGGGTTGGAATTCTCTCAAAAGAATGAACTGTGGTTGAATGCAAAATATTACCTTAACCAAGGAACCGGGCCTATTGAACTTTACTTCGAAAATAAAGAATATTCATCATATTATGGAACGGTAAATAAAAGCTCGCTAAGCGAAGGCACATTCATTAGTGGAATAAAGACAAAAGGAAACTCCATAAAGCTCAATGCTTCAGGCAAAGTATCAATACATACTTTAACTTCTTTCTATCCCAGCAATGCAGCCATGATAGCTTATTATATTGAGAACGGAGAGAACAATGAAATATTCAACATAGGATATACGGATATAATAAGCAATGGAGGAAACTCTTACAATATTACGTTTGAGTTCGAAGGTGTAGAGTCTGACTCAGTAAACAAAGGTACAGATATCCGGTTTGGATTCACAAATATCGGATTTATTGCAGACGTATCAAACGGTGTAGATGGAATCATAAATCTAAGAATGGAAAACAGCCTTGTATCGCCCAAGCAACCAGACGAAAGTATTCTTAACGGGAATGGTCATTACCCCATTATACCAAATTTGCCAGATATGACACAGCTTGATTTTATTAAAGCAATATCTACCATGCTAGGCGTATTTGCATATCCTATTGAAGGCACGAACATTATAAGATTTATGTCTGTCGATGATATCATAAAGAAAAAAGAACAAGCGTACAATTGGACTAGACGGGTAATAGCATCGTATATGGCCAACAAGCCTAAAGAAATGAAATTCACTATCGATGGCTTTGCACAAAGAAATATACTTAAATACAAAGACGATGATACGGTAAAAGGCAACTACAGTGGAGAAATTACTTGCTTGATCAGCTCATTAGAGAAGTCTAGAGAAATGGCAGAGTTGAAATTTGCAGGATGCGACATGAGAGGAATTACAGCATTCATACGATTGTACAAATATGACGGAGAGGGAAAGGCTGAACTGCAAAAAGTTCAACCAAGAATACTTCTCGAGGAAAACAATGGAGGTCTATCAAATGGAACCTTCACACAATTGTCGTTCACAGATATCATAAAAAGATTCTACACAAGCTTTCAAAATGCAGTGTATACCCCCAAAATCATTAAAGAAAAAATAGAAATAACAGAAAAAGACTTGAGAGACTTAGATATGACCACTCCAGCATATCTGGCCCAATATGGGAAATATTATGCAATTCTATCCGTTACAGCAGAAAATACAGGAATAGCAAATGTTGAATTATTACAATTAGACATCTAAAATTATGGCAGACAAAGTAGAAAAGATACTTGATATCAAAGTGAATTATAATGAGGCTATCAAAGCTATAGCCGAGTATCAGACAAAAATCGACAAAGCCAAAGAAGCAGAGGCGAAACTGAAGGAACAGTTAAAGGCTGGAGACATAAAAAGGCAGCAGTACAATGAAGAAATGGCGGCATCTAAAGCCTATATCAACGACTGTAATGATTCGATACGTGTTATAACGAAAACAATGCAAAATCAGCTCAAGCAGGAGAAGGCACAAGAAAACAGCCTTGTTTCTCTCCGTGCCAAACTGTCAAACCTAACGGCTGAATACGATGCTTTATCCGAAGCGGAACGAAATGCGGATACAGGCATGAACATAAAAAACAGAATTAATGAGGTTACTGATGCTCTAAAGGGCGCTGAAGAAGAGACACAGCGGTATTACCGAAATGTTGGCAATTACAAGGAAGCTATAATGGAAGCCGCCAATGCCAATATCCCGTTCGTGCAGCAGATAAATGTAATGGTGACCTCCTTGGGTGGAGTAAGAAATTATTTGTCTGGAGTAAAAACAGAAATGCTTACTGTTTCGACCACCACAACCGGCTGGATTAAAGTTTTGAAACTGTTGAAAGTTGCTCTACTTGGAACTGGTATTGGAGTATTAATTGTAGCTTTAGGATCTTTGGTATCATGGTTCACCAAAACACAGAAGGGCGTGGAAGCAGCCAATAAGATAATGGGTGCTCTTGGTGCCACTGTAAATGTCTTAATAGACCGGGCAGGCAAGTTGGGAAGTGCTTTAGTGAATCTGTTTACCGGGAACTTCAAACAGGCGGGGAATGATGCCAAATCCATATTCGCTGGTATCGGTGATGAAATAGTCAATGAAACCAAACAGGCGTGGAAGCTGGCAGAAGTCTTGAATGAGATAGACAAGAGGGAAGTCATGCTGTCCATGTCACGTGCCGCTAACCGAGCTGAAATTGAGAAGCTGAAAAAAGCTGCAGATGACCAGACCCTGTCCACACAGGAACGTATCAAAGCTGCGGAAAAAGCTGCAGCAATGGAAAAAGAGGACTTAAAAATCCAAACAGACTTAGCGAAAGCAAGAATTGCCAATATGCTCGGATATACTAAAGTAACAAAGGAAGCCCTTAAGACCATTGAGGACATGCAAAAAGGAGCAATTACAGCAGATGAAGCTATTGGAAAAATCGGTATATCGGAAAGCACTATTGATGACCTTAGGAAATTAAGCGAAGAAGTAAACAGATTAAGTGAATTGGAAGAAAGCAGTTACACCCGTCAGACAGAGCAGCAAAATACCCTAAACTCTATCCGCCAGGAAGGTGCAGACAAAGCAAAGGAAGCAAAGCAAACAGAACTGGAAGCAGTAAGGGCAGCAGAAGATGCTATGCTTGCCTTAGTGAAAGACAAGAGAGAACAAGCACGGAAAGAGATTGAATTGAACTATTCCCGGCAGATTGAGGATTTGCAAATCAGTTTAAAGCAAGAAGAGAACCTTACCGCTAAGGCTCGTGAAGCCATCAACGCCAAAATAAAGGCTTTGGAACAACAAAAATCTATGGAGCTTAGCAAGTTGTCCGATGAGGAGCTGAAAAAAGAACTGGAGAACCGTTTAAAAATGATATCCCTGCAATTGGAATCGGTCAAGGAAGGCAGCGAGCAGGAGTATCAGTTAAAGATACAACAATTACAAGCACAACAAGAGGCGGAACTTACCAGCACAGAACAAACCGAAGAAATGAAACTGGCCATTAAAGCAAAGTACAATACCAAGATAGACGAACTGGCAACAGTTCATGAGCAGGATATTATCAACAAGCAACAGGAAGCCATGCGCATACGCTTTGAAACGGAAATCGCACAAGCATATGATAACGAAGAGGAAATTCTTCGTATAAGGATGGAACAAAAGAAAGCCGAGCTCGATAGCCTGCAGCAAATGGAAGGTGAAAGTATAGAAGCATTCAATCTTCGCAAGCTGGAAGCACAGAATGCTTATCTGAAAGACAAGAGAGAACTGAGCGATAAGGAGATTGAAATAGAACAAGCTAAATATGAAGCAATGGAACAGGTGACAAATGGCCTTGTAGCTCTCACAGAACAAATTGGGGAGTCTGATAGAGGATTTGCTATGGCAAGCAAAATGTTGGCTTTGGCAGAGATCGCCATCAATTCAGGTAAGGCGATCGCAAAAATGGTATCCGCTGAATCAGGGAAAGGTATTCTTGGTATAGCTACAATGGCATCAGGTATTGCAACAATCCTTTCTAACATTGCAAATGCTGTTAAGATAGTAAAAAGTGCTAAATTTGCAGAAGGTGGTTTGGTTACAGGACCGGGGACAGGAACGAGCGACAGTATTCCGGCACAGTTGTCGAATGGAGAATCCGTTATAACCGCCAAAGCTACGTCCATGTTCGCCCCTATCCTATCATCCTTCAATATGATGGGTGGAGGTGTACCTATTAATGTAACAGCAACGAATAATCAAACTTTAGGCGAAGATATGCTGGCCAGAGCAGTCGCCAAAGGAATGATGATGGCTCCTGCCCCTGTCGTTTCTGTAGAAGAGTTTACTTCAGTTGCGAATAGAATTAAATACATAGAAGAAAGCGGTAGTTTATGAAAGCATACGAACTATTATATATAAACAGGAACACTCTTAGGATAATGTCTGAAATGTCATTAGATGCATCAGATATTAAATACCTAGAAATGTATAAAGACTACACCCGTCTTACGGCTGAAGGTCATAAAAAGGCATATATCATGCAGTACCTGGCAGATGAATACAGCATTTCAGAAAGGACCATCTATAGAGTCATTGACAGGTTGTCCGTTGACGTTTCAATTCAATAAGGGGGAAGATTATTCTTCCCCCTATTTTTTTACTGACAAAGCGTGTCAGTGCTATTATGTTCTGAAATTCTTATAGCCATATACCGTTTTTTACCTTTGCTTCAAAATAGATTATATATGGCGAAATTATACATCAACAAAGATATTGTTGCGGATAAAGACAAAATGGAAAATTGGTATCTAACTGGTGAAGAGGGATTGTCTTTTCCCGATATTCAAAATTTCCTATCTTGGATAGATCCGAATGACCACGTTATTGATATTGAGATACATTCATGCGGTGGTGATGCCGTTGAAGGGTATGCCATTTATGACGCCTTACGTGCTTCAGGAAAGCAAATCAGCTGTACTGCAGTAGGACGATGTGCATCCATGGCAACCGTGATATTATTGGCCGCTGCAAAAGAAAGACGTTTTGCTTATCCACATGCAAAGTTTCTTATTCACAAGCCTTATATGGCTTCATACGATGGAGACCTTGATCTTGAAACCCTAGAATCAATAAAATCAAACTTGGAGAGTGAAAAAAACAAGATGCTAGCTTTGTATGTAGAACGCACAGGATCGGAAGCCTCAGTTATCGAAGCCCAAATGAATAAAGCCGGTTGGTTTGGTGGTGAAACAGCCAAACAATTAGGTTTTATCACGACCGTTCTTATGCCTACAACTGCCAAAGGGAGAACTTACACATTTAATAACAAAAAAATGAACAAAGAAAAAGAAGTAACAGTGAAGCAGACTATCATAGACAGGCTGCTGGCCAAATGCGGCTATCAAAAAATTGAAGACGTACAGGTCGTATCTATGGAATTGACAAATGCCGAAGGTAACACGCTTACCGTGGAAAGAGATGAAGGTGAACCCCAAGTAGGAGATACAGCAAGTCCCGATGGCGAACATGTCATGCCTGACGGAAAGACTATCATTGTGACAGATGGCGTTATTACAGAAATTAAAGATCCTGATGAATTGGAAGAGGATGAAGTGAAAGCTTTAAAAGCCCGTATAGAAGAGTTGGAAACTGAGAATGCTTCTCTAAAAACGAATGCCCGTACCATTGAGGACAACAAGATTCTGAACGCAGTCCGTATGGCCGGGGGCGAAAACTGGCTGGCAAAACATTGTAGTACTTATAAAGTGTCAGCTCGTACCCAAACGTTCAACAAGGGTATAAAAGGAGTAGAAGAAAATGAAACGCCTATTCAGAGAAAACTTCGTGAAGAAAGAGAAAAAAGAAACAACAAGTAATAAAAGGAGGGGAAATGCCTATTTTAGATTTTGACAAACTTACACCTGATAATCAGGCTGTAAAAGACTTGAAAGACCTTATTCAGTTAACAGTCTTTCAAAACGAGGACATGGAGCGTTTTATGACGTTTATGCCCAATGTGACTAACGGTAAAAAAGCAGGTTTTATCGGTGAAATGGAAGATATCGGAGTAGCCGGCTCCGGATGCGACCCTGAATATAAAAAAGTGGCTATCGCTGCCGCCCAAAAGGAATGGGAAATCGGGGATTGGCAAATTCCTTTGGAAATGTGCTATACAGACTTGGAAAACACCATTGCCAAGTACTGCCTTAAAACGGGAACAAATATAGGAGACCTGACATCGACCGAATATATGGACGGTATTGTACTGCCGAAGCTGTCTGAAGCTATGATGAAAATGATGTGGCGTTTTACATGGTTTGGAGATAAATCAGCAGCGTCTGTCACTGGAGGTGGTCAAATCACTGACGGAGTAAACATCGAACTATTTAAAACATGTGACGGTTTTTTCAAACGTCTGTTTGCCATCTGTTCCAACAATGCCGAACAGCACACTGAAATTGCAGCCAACGCAGAAGAATCATATGCATTACAAAAATCAAAGATGAAAGAAACAGGCATTGCCACATCAATATTCGATGCGATGTTGCAAGATGCCGACAGCCGGATTTTCCAAAAAGACGGATGCGCAATTTTCGCCACCAAGTCAATGTGCGATGCTCTGACTCACGATATGAAAGAAAAGTACAAGGTAATCATGCCCTGGGAAGTTGTATTTGACGGTGTAGAGGTCAGCAAATACGATGGAACAACCATCGTTAAATGTTCCATTTGGGATAGATTTATTCAAGCCTATCAGAACAACAAAACCAAACTTAACTTACCGCATCGTGCTGTTTTATGTTCTCCTGAGAACTTGATGTATGGATGTGAGGGCACCGAACCGATGTCGGACTTGGATATCTGGTTTGATAAGAAAGCCCGCAAGAACTACATTTATTCAACAGGAAAATTAGGTTCCATGATTGGCGAAGATGAGTTGGTACAGGTAGCATACTAACGAAAAAGAGCAAATATGGCAATATGTGATATAACAATCAAAAAGGACATCGCACCATCGTGCGATGATCCTATCGTTCCCGGGCTGGAACAGGAAGGTGTGATAATGAATCGCGCAGACGTGGATTTCGGTGCGGTTACATTCAACGCAACCCGTAAGAATGTGATCGAAACTCTTGCACTGAAAACAGGTAAAAAAGGTTACAAGGTACAGGTATTCGGTGCAACCCCCTTTACTGGTACCAATACAACCTTGGCAACAGGAACCTATCGTAACACGTTTACTAACATAGTGAACATGGTTGTATTAGCAAATGACCCCGATGTATGCAATGACATTATTGACGGGCTTGCTAACGGTGATTTTGTCGTTGTATTGGAAAATAAAGCCAAAGGGTTAAATAAAACCGAAAATCCGGGAGATTCAGCTTTCCAGGTTTACGGTTACTACCAAGGTTTGAAAGCCGCAGAGATCGGCAATGACAAGTATTCCGAAGAAACGGAAGGGGGATGGAATATCTCTTTGCAAGAAACCAAGGTTCCCAAATCAGCATTATTCTTGTACAAAACATCTTACGATGCGACAAAAACGCTTGTTGAAACACTGACAAAACCAGCTGAATGATTATGGAGTTAGAAGAAGTGGTTGATAAATTAAAGGAGCTAGGAGATCTTCCCTCCTACTCCTCTTCTGATAAATCGGAGATAGAAAGATTGTACAAGGAAGTATTAGGAAAAGAATTCACCAAGACATCGTGTAACGACTGCTATCGCGATGCTGTAATCGAAATGACTGTTTACATCAAAAAGAATAACCGTATGAAAGAAAAATGTAATTATATATTAAAGAATGGTGTCCTGCTTCAACCGGAGTTCGGAAGCAATAAAATGTACACTAATGACAACCTCACTGATGAAGTTGCTGAAAAGTACCTTGCCAAAAATCCAAAAGGTGAAATTTATTTCGCCCATATACCTACGGACTGGAAAGAACGTGTTAACAAATGTGGATACAATCAAAGCCTGCTTGATTCAATGGTAGAATCATTACAAGACGGAGTTTCTGAAGAATCCGTGGCTGACACGTTGAAAGATTTCCAAATCAACGGCAAGAAAATCAGTAAAAAAGTTCTGAATCTGCATCTAAGCAAGGCCATTGAAATTGTGAACGCAATGAATGGAGAAGGCGAAGATAAAGTTGAATAAAAGAAATAAAGGACGAACGTAAACCTCGCGAATATGAGAGTAAGAGATCTAAAAAAGAAAAGCAGTAACCGCATTGATACAAGCTATTTACAAAATCTAGGAATTCAAGCCTACGGACAGGACAACCTATATCCGCAGACATTAAAGAATATCATTGCTGCAAGCTCTACTGCATCTGAATGCTCAGACCGTTTCGCTGACTTCATTGAAGGAAACGGATTCCGTGAGGTTGCTTTTTCCAAATATGTAGTCAATCGAAAAGGTGACACATTGGATGATGTGCACATGTTACTATGTAAAGACATGTCCGAACTCAATGGAATAGCAATCCATGTTAACTACAATGTTTTCTGTGAGATAGTGGAGATGCAGCACGTACCATTTGAAAATTGCCGTCTGACAGAAGAAGATGAAAACGGTTATGTGGCAAAAATAGCAGTACATCCAGACTGGAGCGGAAAGAAGACACGTAAAGGGAAAGCTCTGCAGGTCAAGAAAGAAAACATAGACTACATAGACGTTTTTAACCCCAAAAAAGATGTGATACAGGCTCAAATAGAAGCTGCCGGAGGCATTGAATACTACAAAGGTCAAATCCTATGGGTGTCAATGGCCGGGAAAAATACTTATCCAGTCGGAAAAGGTGACCGGGTAGCTACAGAGATGAGTACCGATGAAGGTCTGTCCAATGTCAAGTACAGAAATGTACGAAATAATTTCTTCCCTGGCGCTATGATATTCACCAAAAAGGGATCGAACATAACCTTTGACGAAGAAGGCAACGAAGTGAAAGATACAGACGATGATGACAGTTTCTCAAATACACTCATCCAGTTGCAAGGTGATACGAATGCAGCAAAGATCATGGAAGTTACTTTAGAAAACGATGAGGAAAAGCCTGAAATAGTAAATATGAACTCACAAAATTACGACAAAGAATTTACCGTTACTGACGCAAGTGTGGTTGAACGTATTTATTCAGCTTATGGCCAAGAGCCATGGTATTGCATCCGTATTGGTAAAGTCGGATTCTCAGGCGATATTTTGGAAGATGCTTTCGAGTATTACAATTCTATCGTAAGCAAGCAACAGCGCTTAATAGAGCGTACCTTTAGCCGTATATTCAGCTATTGGTATGAGGTAGTCAACCCCTCTAATGATTATAGTGTTGAACCATTAAAGTATGTACGAAATGCAGCAGTATCTAATAACAACAGATGAGGTATCGGCTTTGTCTCGCGGAATGTCTGTACATCTCGATCCTGACAAGATAGAAACCTACATCCGTGAGTCGGAGAATATCTACATCAAATCAGCGTTGGGAGACGAACTGTTCCTTGACGTGAAAAAAAATCCTGAAAAATACCAGCTACTGCTTGACGGAGGTACTTATGAAACTAAATGTAAAAAGAAGATAATCATCACTGGACTTCGCGTAGCTTTGGCTTATTATACCTATGCCTGTATTGTCAAAAATGGAGATGGGAATGTATCCCGTTTCGGCTTCGTAAACAAGGAAGGTGAATATAGCAGTCATACAGTATTCAAGGAAAAGATGATGGTGTATAGCGATGCATGTAGTATAGCTGACCGCTACCTGAAAGAATGCGTGCTTTACCTAAAAGAATGCGGTATGCCACTTTATAACGGTGAAGGGAAATTAAAATCTAATAGAACTGTTTTTCGTGTAATAGGAGAATGAGCGATTCTGTTGATATATTAAAGAAACTGGCTCTTCAAGTAAGAAACGCATCTACAGAAGGAGAGAATACAGCTGAAAGAATTGGGCGCATATTTATCGGGATTCTAGAAAACATGGATAATTCTGATATAGAAAAGCTCACCAAATACTTTTTGCGCAAAGATAAGGAGGATTCTACGAATTTCCTGCTATCCTTGCTAGGCGGAGTATTGATTAAGAATTATGCCAAGTTCGGTGACTTTATCCCCGGCGTTTCCGGAGGTTACATCGGTGAGGACGCCCGTGCCGAGCTAGAAGAACTGAATCTTCGGACAATGGTAAAGTCAGACAATTTTAAGGCTGGTTCCCTTGGTACTGGATTTATGTTGAAAACAGATAAGAAAACAGGAAGATCGTACCTAGAAGTGGATGAGTTGTTTGTTCGCATACGCGCCCTGTTCACCGAACTTGAAATAAGAAAACTTACTTACGCTGGCGGAAATTGGATATTCAGTGCGGCCGGTATGACCTGTGAACGTGTTGAAGAACTAGAAGATGTTTACAGATGCTATTTCCCATCCATAGATGCAGAAAAGGAAGTAGAAAATGAGTTTAGAGCTGGAGATCAAGCTAGATGCCAAGAATTTAATGTAAAAACAGGAACAAGTCAAAATGTATCAAATAGATATTATTGGAGGCTTGTTGTTGGTGCAGGTGATAATTATATAGATTTAAGTAAAACAGATTGCGATTCCGGGAGTGATGCACCAAAGGCAGGTGACTCTATTGTACAATTAGGTAATCGTAGTGATAAAGGCAGACAAAATGCCATTATTATTTCTGCATACGGAGAAGGATCACCGTCCTTTACGCAACATAAAGGAATTAATTCATATAGTCTTAAAGGAACGGAGAAGACAAGGATATCTCCAGAAACAAATATTCTTACAGGGGAATTTCATTTTGAAACAGGTGAAAATGTAAAAGATGAAATTGATAGCGCAAAAAATACAGCCAATTCAGCTAATAATGTTGCTATTGCCGCAAATAAAATTGCAGAAGAGGCGAAGAAAAATGCTGATTTGGCAAAAAGCGAATCAGAAAAGGCAAATAGTTTATTAGCTGATATTGCAAATGATAATAAACTTACAGCACAAGAAAAGCACGAAACAAAAAAAGAATGGGATATTATTGTTTCGGAAAAACCTAAGAATGACGCTTCCGCTGATAAATATGGTGTATCAAAATCGGCATATGGCAATGCATATAACGCACTGAGCGGTTATATTACACCATTGTTAACCTCTTTATCAACTACAAGCGATATAGTAGGTACCGATTTTCGTGCTAAATTCAAGGCTTATTATGATGCCAGAACGGATTTGCTTAATGCTATATCTGCAAAAGCCAAAGAGCTAGTGGATGCTGCCAATAATAAAATAGAAAGTGTAAAAACTGAACTTTCCGCTGTTGATGGAAAAATAACTTTGGCAGTTAAAACAGCTAAAGAAGAAGCTATATCTTCATCTAAGGCATATACGAACTCCGAGATAAAAGTTGTAAAAGACCAAATTGCATTGAAGGTTGATAGTAAAACTTTCAATGCCTTGAATCAAAAAGTAACTGAGCAGGGGTCACAGATAACGCTCAATAAAAATAATATTGAGCAGAAAGTCAACAAATCAGATTTCAATGCACTTGGAACAAGGGTGTCTAATGCAGAAACAAAAATCACCCAAAATGCCAATGAAATTCAACAGAGAGCGACGAAGTCCACTGTTGACGCTTTGACAGGACGTGTAACTACCGCTGAATCTAAAATTACGCAGAATGCCAATAGTATATCATTAAAGATTACAGCTTCTGAAGCCACAAATATCGCGAATAATGCTGTAAACAATTTACAGATTGGCGGAACAAATTTGTTGGTTAACACAGACTTTTTGCACAATAGGGATTATTGGTCTGGCGGTGATGTGGATTCAAGTGTAACCTTGCAAGGAAGAAATTCTTTAAGAATGATAACATCAGGCCTTACGGGTGATTCATGGCGAGGTGGAGAACAGATCAATACACCTTATTTAATTGCAAAACAAGGAGATGTGTTTACCATAAGCTTATTCTCTCGTACAGACAATATCAGCTCATTCGACAGAGGGGCTAGTATGGAAATACGCTATTATAACTCATCCGGCGGCAGAATAACGCAGTCTGGTTTTAATATAAAACCTAGCACAAATAACACTTGGACCAGATTTGCAGGTACAGGCACGTGTCCTGCCGGTACTGTGAAAGTCAGTGCAGTATGGTATAACGTGAGAAATGGCAGAATATGGGTAAACGGCATAAAACTTGAAGTTGGTAAAAAAGCTACTGATTGGACAAGAAGCCCGCATGATTCTCCAACCACTCAAGATGTAAAATCATCATTTACGATTGATACTGGCGGTATATCCATGCTCGGAAAGAAATTATCCTTGACAGGTATGGTCACTTTCAATTCTCTTGCCAGCGATGCACAGGGGAAGATTAATACGGCACAGAGTACTGCAAACACAGCTAAATCAGCCGCTGAAACAGCTAAGTCTACTGCGGATGGAGCTAATTCAAAAGCAACGACTGCACAGAATACTGCAAACACCGCTAAATCAACAGCCGATAGTGCCAATTCAAAAGCAACAACAGCACAGAATACGGCTAATACGGCAAAGTCTACAGCTGATGCCGCAAAGACAGCAGCGGCAAATGCACAAAGTAGAGCAGATGCTGCTTATAATAAAAAGATAGAACTGGCACAACTTGGAACGACTGTAATATCTGGTGGCTTTATTAAAACAAGCCTTATAAAAGCAGATGAAATAATAGTAAGTAAACTAAGTGGTGCGACTGGTACATTCAAACAGTTGCAAGCTGTCGGTAGCGATGGAAGCGTAAAAGGAACACTCAGACTTGATGGAGATAGATTATGGTATGATGGTGACCAATATCAGCAAGGTACAAAAGATGGCCGTTCATTGCGTTACTATCTGTCTGACGCATGGGTTCGTGGTAATTTTGGAGCACGTACCAGAACCACGCTTCTTGTCCAGGGAAGCAGCGGCTATTTTTATCCGAAAGGTGCGGATAAAGCAGGTGTCTATAAAAGCTTTGAAAGAGGTACAGCGAGCGATGGTAGGACATACTATAAACTTCCATGTTATGGTACAGAAGGAGATTATTCTGGTATGCCTGTAGATCTAATTGTATTTAACGTAACATCATCAAATCAACACTTTTATGAATTGCAACTTGCAGTAACACAAAAAGTGAACATGATAAACTGCAATAATAATTATACAAATGTGCTTATATATTGCAATGGAAATTATCCTGGATTGCCAGGCGGTTCTGTACATTATGCATGGAATGTTTTGCCATTCATGAATCCGCAACCAACTGCAAATCTTCTAGGTAGAGGCTTATTGTTTGGAGGTTCTAATGATAATGATTGGAGATAAAGTATTATGAAAGAAGAAATAAAAGAAATAAAGAAAGATGCTAGTATGCAAGAATATACAATGAATATTAGTACTGATAATGCGGATTATTCTGTGGTATACATAGTAAAAAATGATTTGTTGGTGCAAGTCATAGCCAAGGTAAAAATAGCTGGTACTGATTTAGGAGAGCTGTCATACGAAAATGGTTATGTCAATACTATGAATTTTTCTATCAATGACTTGACACAGCAATTATACCTGAATGATTTTACAAAAATTGTATTCGGCATACGAGACAAAAATAATCTTACGATAATGATACAAATAGCTAAAAACGTATAACAACTTAAAAAAATAAAATTATGGAAGTAAAATCTGTTACAACAATCGTGAGTGCTGAGAAAACAACAGCCAATGCTCGTTATGATGTATCTTACTCAATTATCAAAGATGCATCGTCTGAAAATGCACAACTTCAGTCTGTCTCTGCTGATGTCTATGAGTTGCAGACACTTGAAGACCAAGTAAAACAAGAGAATTTTATAGGAAAGCTTGAAATGCAGTACGGCATAATGGTACCAACCCAGTTTCCTTTTTCCAATAAATATACTCTGTATGTATCAGAGTTTGTTGATATAATAAATGAAGTCACAGCCGATAAGTGATAACCGAGATTGTCGCAAATCCTGTTTATGAATCTGGGATACAGTGTGTCCCCGCATACAGACAAGGGTTTGTATCGGTTTACTGCCGTAAAGAGAATATTAATGATTGAAAGATGATATGAGAGATGTAATTTACAATTTTATAAATGAGCACATGATGATACACATTGTACTGATAGCCCTGTGTATCGCAGCCACTATCGGTGCAATGTTTGTGGATTTGGTCTCAGGAATAATGAAGGCCAAACAACGCGGGGAGGCAAGAACATCCACGGGGTATAAGAAAACAGCCATCAAGGCGAAGAAGTATTTCACCCCGTTCATAGAATTGTGCTTCATTGACCTGCTATGCTGTGTTGTTATCCCCTTCCCTGTTTTTTCAATGATCTGGACGGGTTACTGCATTTTCTGTGAGTTTAAATCAGTTCGTGAAAAAGCGTGGGAGAAAGAAGAGTTGCGCAAGGCCGAGAAGACAATGAGTGTGATCATCGAGAACAAGGATGATATCGCTAGGATGGTGGCTCAGATACTGTTTGATGAGGAACAGGGGGCAATCGGTAGGAATAATGAAAAACCGGCCTCGCCAGACCGGTAAACTCAGTTCTATTACATGAAAAACACGCTATGTTTTTGTGCAAATATAGCTATATTCTTTTTATGAAAAAACAAAAAGGAGGAAAAGAAATGAAGTTTTTTACGATTGCGGAACTCTGCAAGTCAACGACTGCTGACCGCTTGGGTATCAACAACAAATGCAGGCAGGAGCATGTGATTGCTCTGACTGCCTTGGTGGATAACGTACTGGACCCGTTACGCACATGGTGGGGAAAGCCAATAACAGTAAACAGTGGCTATCGCTGTCCGGAGCTTAATGCGGCCGTTAGGGGAAGTAAGACCTCGCAGCACATGAAGGGGGAAGCTGCTGATATTGACACTGGAGACAGACAGCAAAACAAGCTGTTATTTGAATATATCCGCAAGAACCTGCCCTATGATCAATTGATTGACGAGTCTAACTTCGCTTGGGTGCACGTCAGTTATCGGGCCGACGGAAATAACAGGATGCAAGTTCTTAAGTTGTAGACTATGTTGGCTAAGATTATGAACTGGGTAAGCCGACATATATTGCTGGCTCCCTTCATGTGTCTGTTCCTGCTGTTTGCCTGTGGCAGCTCCCATAAGGCTGTCAAATCCGACACAGAAGTAATCAGGAAGGACAGTGCCAGTGAAACTGTCAACATCGTACACAGATCAACCACCTCTTTGAGCGAACTCATTACCACTAGTGGTAACTATGTGATTGATTTCCGTATCTATGATACCCGAAAACCGCCTGACAGCCTGACCGGGAAACCTCCGTTATTGGCAGACGGTCATGTGGAAGGTGATTTCAGCAAGAATAAAA